TTAAATCCACATTTACCACATTTAATTTCCATTTTCTTTTGTATTACTGGAAGACTTTCAAAGAATCCTTCTAATTTAGTAAATTGGTCTTGGTTCAAAGATTCAACAAATTGTAACAATTCTTCTTTAGATGATTCATAAGCATAGTAATATTGTTCGCCATCAAAAATGTATTCAATAGAATCAACAACAACTTCAAATGCAACATCAACAGCTGAAGATTTGTTCTTTAATTTTTCAACTAAAGAAAATTCTGGATACTTCATCTTAATGCTAATTTTATCCGTTAATTGAATAATATCGGTTCTATTAGGATCAATATCAACTTTAATATCGAGAAGGTTTAAAGTACCCTTCATTTTACCACCACATTGTGTACCTTCATTTGATGTATTGGTACAGATGTATTCATTTTCAACAATCTCACCAACTGATCTTGCTCGGAGATTGATAAAATAATATTCAACATCAACAACAGGTAATTTATCAATGTCAATATCTTCTGTTACTGTGCAATTAGTTAAAACTTGTCGAATGTTTCTTTCGATAGTTTCTTTATCATCCGCTTCAAGAGCCATCATTAAATTCTTTTGCTCTTTGACCAAGAATGGTCTAAATCGGATATGTTTCTTAGAAAGTGGTAAATCCAGTTCGTAAACCGGAACATCAATTTTTGGTAAAGCCATTTTAAAACCCCTTTTTCAAATCAATTTATAATGAATTAATTAATCCTGATAGACCAGATGCAATAACATTCTGTTTAAGTGAAGTAATTGTATTATTACTCCATTGTCTGTAACAAAACACTACTGCTAATTTATGATATGAATCGGTGGACCAATCCAAATCCAATTGGTTAATATCAATTGGCCAAGCTTCTTGTAATACACCAGCGTATGTCAAGTTGCCTTGTACATCATACTGATTAATACTAATATCGACAGCATAATTTGCTTTATACTGAAAATTATAATTTGATGACGGATTAATCAGATCCATCCACGCATCAAAGAAAATCTTTTCGTTCATGTCATCCGAAACAATAAATTCCATCGTAACATCTTGGTAATTGGTGTGGTATGGAAACTTTTCTACTGGGGCAGAACCAATTTTCTTTTCAGTTGTTTCAAAAGTTCTTCCTGGCAATGAAGTCATTTCACAACGATAAGTCAAATTTCTAGCAGAAGTAATATAGTTACCTAATGACAATGGAATAGGAATAGTTACATCAAATCTTGATGGACGAGCAACATCAACTTTAAAACTACTCCTAAAATTACTTATACCACCGGCCATTTAATTCTTCCTTTTTAAGATATTGAACCAAAAGTTTTATTGGCATCTTTAATCTCGTTAATCGAATCTTTCCATACTTCCGATGCTTTAGCACCTTTAAACTGGTGAATTGGTAAGAATGAAGCAATTTCCCATTCACTTGGCTCAATTGCCAGTACTTTTGACTTAATTTGACTGGTCAAGTATCGCTTAATACATGGCCGAAACTCTTTAAAACGCTTGGAGGCGTTCAAAATATCATAAGTGATACGGACTTTCATTACATCATTATCATCGTTCCTAACGGTGTAATCCATAAGTTTGCTCAGGAATGCCAGTCTGTACTTATATGGTAAGTAATGAAGGTTTAACCCTAAAAATCCATCATTATACTTCTCCAATGCCAGAACCATAGGGAAACGATCATAATAATCCATTTCGGCTTTGCCGAGTGGATCGTAATAAAAACAATATAAACGACCTAAAACAAATCGTTTATCTTTTCTAAATGCTTCCTGAGCAATACCCCTAGGAATAGATGACGGATTACGAATCTCCTCGATCTTTTCTTTCATCCATTTCATTGAATCACGGGAAAGAATAGCTTGATCCGTAGCGGATCGCTGCAATGCAAGTTGTGTAAGTTTAGATTGATATGCCATGTGAGTATTTAGTTGAGATATATAAAAGGTATGATTACTTTCACAATAACACCAGATCAGTTTGATAAAACCAATAAATCTCTTTCCGAGGCATAGCGAAGAAACTAAACAAAAAATGAAAGAAAGTGCACTAAAAAGGTGGAATTCTTAAATTGTAGGTAAATGATCTTCTGTAAATATAACAAATTCCCAACCACGATCTAAACAATATTCAGTAGCCGCTTTCCATTTTGCTTGATTTACACCCCAAGTTGTAACTTCCGTGATATATTGTTTAGTGATTCGTTTCTTAACTTCTGGTGCTTTTGTTTGTTTTTTTGGTTTAACTTCTATCATCCAAGTTTTCAATTTTCCATCTTTATCTTTAACCTTTATAACAAAATCAACAAAATATCTATGCCATTTACCATCAACCGGTGAAATGTATGGAATTACCAATTCTTCACTGGCCCAACTAATAACCCAATCTGATATATCAAATTTGTGCATAAAACGACATTCCCAAGAACTTCTATAAATGATGTTTTTGTGGTCTCCTACATATTTGTGTGGGTTGGTGGGTAAAAATCGTCCTGAATATGCCATATCTGTCCATGAATGTCTATAAATAGTATATATTCAATATAAAAGAGAGTACCATGGGATTCACAGTCATACCCACAAATATTGGCGGAGTAAGTCTAAACTCAATAGCGAGTCCATTAGCTGCTTTGTTAGGTGGAACTAGTCCAATCAATAACCTCATTTTTCCATCAGATTTGGGTTCAAACCCAGCGTTGGGTCATGCTGTCATTATTCAAGCCTACGATTATACAACTAAACTTGGATTGGCTGTCAAACAAGCAGGCCAAGCTTTTACGACCGCAGTTTCATCTTCTACCAATGAAGTATCAGCTGGAGTATCGGGAATAGCAGCTGTTGTCAAATCACTTGGTCCAGAATCATCACTTATTTTAGAAGCGGCTGCATACGAACCACAAAAACAACAAACACCATATGCAACCATTTCATTGTATATGCCAGACACACAAGCAATAAATTATGAAACACATTATGAAGAAGTTAGTCTTACCAAAGAATTAGGTATTCCTGGTATGTTAGCACACGCATGGTCAGACATGAAATCCGGTCAATTAAAAAATACTGGTGCAGGATATGCTACATCTACATTATCTGGTATAGGTGGAACTTTAGCGGGATTAGTTGGTGGTGGAAATGCAGAATCATTAGGAAAATTAGCTGCTCAGGGTGCAGGTATTGTTCAAAATCCACAAATTCAATTGTTGTTTAATTCGGTTTCACTCAGAACATTTCAATTGGAGTTTATGTTAACACCAAAATCTTCAAATGAAGCACAAACCGTTAAAAATATTTGTGATTCGTTTGCTTTCTATTCTTTACCTGGTATTGCTGGCGCTCAACAAGGTCAAGCTGGTCAATTCTTAACCCCACCACAAATATTCTCAGTTCAATTTCAATTCCTGGGTAATAGTGGAATGTTAGGTCAAATATCAAATACACTACAATCTGCTTTGAATACTACAGGATTAAACACGTTATTCAGTAATGGTGGTATTACTGGTGGAACTCCAGCGAAAACATTCTCAGTAAATGATTGTGTATTAGAATCTGTTAATGTGGATTATGCACCAAATGGTTGGGCAGCATATCAAGATGGTTATCCAGTTCAAACCCGTTTAACACTACAGTTCAAAGAAACAACAATGATTACAAAAAATCAATTTAAAAATAGTTCATTATCATCCAATTTTACAGACACACAACAAGTTAATTCTGTATCTAATGTAGATAAATGGGGAAAATAGAAAATGGAATATTTTAGCTCTTTACCTTATCTTACAACAAATGATGGAAAAGGAAACTCTATTGTTCTCAGGAATATATTAATTCGTACAGGATTAATACCTCAACTTGCTACGAATCCATTATTGATGTATCAGTATGAAATTCGTGACGGTGATACACCAGAGATTGTTGCTCATAAGTATTATGGTAGTTCATTTCGGTATTGGATTACGATGTATGGAAATCCAAATATAATGGATCCACAATCCGATTGGCCGTTATCCTCACAACAATTTGTATTATATCTCAATGATAAGTATACCGCAGTGGCTAACGGAGTTCAAAATGTACTATCATATACACAATCAACAATTCATCATTACGAAAAAATTATAACGACTGTTGATAGTGCAACACAAACAACAGCTATTAAAGTAATCGATGTGGATCAAACCACATATAATTCGATTGTATCTTCAACAAATACATCACAGTTTCCTAATGGAAGTTCAATTACATACACAATATCAACCAATGTAGTTTCCATCTATGATTATGAGAATAACACAAATGAAGCAAAAAGAAATATTAATTTGATCAATTCATCATTTGCAACTCAAGTAGAAACACAATATCAAACATTAGTGAGCGCTTAATATGGCAACAAACGGTTTAAATACCGGCACTCAGAATATTAACTATTCAACCGATTATAATTTAAAAACATTAACTTTAGTAACATCTATGACAGGTGGTGGTAATGTAAATTTAATGCCTATGATGGTTGAATTAAATTTATTTGAAGATATTTACAGTTCAACCATATCAGGTGAATTGGTCTTATCTGACGCTATGGGTTTGATTTCTAGTTTTTTATTAAATGGTACCGAATTTATTCAGGTGCAATTACAAAAAACATCAGCAGACAACCAATACATTTCCAGAAATTATAGAATATACAAAATTTCAAAACGAGTTGCTAGTTCAAGTAATGCTTATGAAAATTATGTACTAAATTTTTGTTCTGAAGAATTTTTATTATCTGAACAATATAGAATATCAAAATCCATGAAAGGTATGATGATATCGGACATTGTTACAAATATATTAAACAATTATGTAAAAGTTGGTAATAATAAAACCAAAAAGGTATATGTCGAACCTACTTTGGGTGTTTATGATTTTATATTACCCAATAAAAAGTTGTTTGAAACTATTAATTGGTTAGCCACCTATGCTCTTTCAGCAAAAAATACTGGTGCAGATATGTTGTTCTTTGAAAATGGCCAAGGATATAATTTTAACTCCTTGCAAACATTATATGCAAATCCAATATATCAAACATATCGTTATGATCCATTAAATCTTGAAAATACTAATCCAAATACACAAGGTGTAAATCTTCAACAACAAGTACAAAATGCAATGGATTTTGAAATATTAAATCTATTCGACACACTATCGGCAATTTCGAATGGAACTTTTGCAAATAAAGTTATTACGATTGATCCACTAACAAGAACTTCCAATGTTGGAATTTTTAATTATAATACTTACTTTGGCACATCTAAAAATTTAAATAAATCACCAGTAACAAATAATTATCAAAACCGGTTTGGTCAATCTATGTACGACCCAATACCAACAACAACTCCTGGTTTAGAAATAGGTTCACTTAGATTGTCACCAACAAATGCAAGCCAAAAGAAAAATGGTTACATTGCACAAAAACCAGATTCGGTTACAAATGATATTATGGTTGAAGAATATATGCCGAATCGGGTAGCACAACTAGCTTTAGCAAATTATACAAGAATAAAAATTACGGTTTCTGGTGATCCATTGTTGGTTGCTGGAAGAACTGTTACTTTTAATTCTTTTGCAGTAAATCCTACCACCTTCCATCAAGGTGGATATGATGCCACTAGGCCTTTAGATCCAACATACTCAGGTAATTATCTAATAACCGCAGTGCGTCATGTCGTAAAAAATAGCACATATATAACTGTATTAGAACTAGCAAAAGATAGTGCAATAACTTCTTATCCTGCATATAATAGTTCATCACAATCGCAATATGTTAATGGTGCACAAATATAATGAATCGTAATAATTTTCTTGGACTTTCTGGTTTCGTTTGGTGGGTAGGTGTAATTGAAACTATAGTTGATCCTTTGGGTGTTGGTCGTTGCCAAGTTAGAATATTTGGCTGGCATACCGAAGATACCTCTGCCTTACCGACAAAAGATTTACCATGGGCACATCCAATGGTATCAATAAACAATTCACAGTCATTTCAAATTCCAAATGAAGGTGAGTGGGTCGTTGGATTCTTCATGGATGGTGAGTCCGGACAATATCCAATTATGATGGGAATTTTACCATCACTTAGAAAGAGTAAATAATGGCTGACAATTTACCAAATGATGCTCCAGTAGACGCTGATGGAAAACAAACTAATGCTCCCGTAAATTTACTTGCGGGTGATGGAGGTACTACGTTTCCATCAATATCTGGTGGTTTAGTTGCTAATACCTGGATTTCATTTACTAATTCCGATTTAACCCATGTCTGTGACTTTTCCATGGACATTCAAAAGAATACTGAGCTCAGACAATTTATAATTGCTCAAAATCAAAACATCAAAGATGCCAAGCGAGCAGTCATGTTAGCTTTGGGTTACTCTGATGTTACTGGAACATATCAATGGTTGGTTGATGACTTGAAAGCAGTTACTAGAGCTTTAAAATATATACAAAAAACAGTTATTCAACCTATTTTAGATTTTGAAAAATTAGTCATTAAATATATTCAAAAATTAGAACAAATTATAGCTTATATTTTAACTCTGCCAGCCAGAATTTTAAAAATACTAAAAGATTGTTTGGCCAATTTATATAAATCTATTGCAAATGTACTTTCAGATACATTTAATACCGGGCCAAGTGGCCTTAGTGAAGTAATTGCAGCAACTAAAGAAGTGGCAACAACATTACAACAAACTATACAACAAACAGTAACGGCCGCAGGCACAGCCGTAGCAATTGCTGGTGTTGTGACTGCTATTCCTGCTATGTTACCTAATAAGAAATTACCATAATGGCAAATCCTTTAAATAGTGGTTTTACTCAACCAGAATCGGCAGCTAACACCGATTATCAGCCACAGTATCCTTATAATAATGTAACTCAAAGTAAAAGTGGCCATTCTTTTGAATTGGATGATACACCAACCCGTGAACGCATTCGATTACAACACGGAAAATCGGGTACCTTTATTGAATTGCAACCGAATGGTGATGAAGTTCACAAAATTTATGGTGATGGTTATGAAATTGTTGTTGGTGGAAAAAATGTATCAATTACTGGATCTTGTAATATCACAATAAATGGTGATTGTAATATGCATGTAAAGGGTGATAAAACCGAACAGATTGATGGAAATTACAATCTTATTGTTGGTGGTGGTTTGGTGGCCAGAGTTGCTGGAGTCAAAGGATTAAACTTAATCTCCGATAATGATATGAACCTTTCTGCACACAGCAATTCTCCTGATGCAAATCCTAGTAACATTTATCTTAATTCTGACGATCATACATATGTTTCTTCTGATTTAGAAGTTGCTGGTGTCGTTTCTGGTGATGTTATAACCGCTAAAACAAGAGTTAATGCTGGAACCGGTGTATATGCTGGAACATTAGGAATATATTCGTTAGGATTAATTACTTCACTAGTATCAGTTAATGCGCCAATTGCTAATATTCCAGTTGCGACAATAACAGGTTTAATGGATGCTACTTGGATGCGAGATACAGTTAATAGTAAGATTTATAGTAACCATACACACATTGGGAACAAAGGATATCCAACAAGTCCACCCAACATACCGTTTATTTAAGGGATTATAATGGCAGTAGTTAATAATGCAACAGGGGTATATGCAACATTGGGTTACAATTATAGTGACCCAAATAATAATATTCAAACCTTTGATGCAAATACGCAGAACAACCTAGTACAATTTCCAGCCATTATTCAATCTTGGCAGGCTCAAGATATTGCCAGTAATTCTGTAGGGGGTTATTTTCAGAATCCTGTTGTTGGTTATGTGAATACAATTATCACTCTGGCTGGCCAAATGTTTGTTTTAGCTAATTCCAATAGTTATAGTGGCTCTGCAAATGTTTTTGGAATTATTACAGCTGCAAATAACTTAATCAACGATAGCGGAAGTTTTATAATTCACACTAATAAGATTTCTGGTGTAACTTCCATGACCGGCCAAACCGATACACAGACAAATCCATATTACCAAACAGCCGTAGCTTATGGAAAACAAGCAATAATGATTACAAACCAGACGGACGGTATAACCAACAATTCTCCAATTTTGGGTTGTATGACTAGTATATTAATTGGACCACAGTTAAACTCTTATGTTACAGCTCTTACAAATGATTTAGTTATTTTAACTAATGGTATGTCTGCCAATAACCTTTCAAATGCACAAGTTACTCAAATTACTACGGATTTAACTGGTACGGATAGTTTGATGACTACTAGACAATCTAATGATGTTACTTTTTTTCAAAAACTTGAAACTTTAGTTAGTAATTACAACTCAACGCAACAATTTTCCAATATGGGTGATACCGAAACATATTTGTGCAATAATTTAGTTGGAACACCTAAACTTATCTCCAGAATAAACTCATAAATAAAGAATGGCAATCAACAATCACATTTACTCAGACCTAGATATGACCTTTTTGCCCATACCGGCAACGGGTGATGTGGCTATGAAATATGACGAACAAGCGGTAATACGTTCAATTCGTAATCTTTTGAATACTAATATATACGACAGATTATTTCAGCCGGATGTTGGAAGCACACTAAATCAATTATTATTTGAGCCAATCTCATCATTAACCGCAACAATGATTCAAAATGAAATTGTTAGAACAATAACTAATTATGAACCAAGAGTTACGATTACTACAATTACTGTAACAGCTTCGCCTGCTAGTAACCAATTTAACGTTTCTTTATCTGTTTTGGTGGGTAACCAGACACAACCTACGTCTTTTAGCTTAATATTACAAAGGACCAGATAATGGCCGCTAATACCAATACACAAGTCACAAATCTAGATTTTGATACACTCAAAGGTAGTTTTACTACTTTTCTGAAAAGCCAAGACACCTTTAAAGATTATAATTTTGAAGGTTCTACATTAAACACACTTATTGACCTTTTAGCATATAATACACAATATAATGCTTATTATTTAAATATGGTTGCCAATGAGATGTTTTTGGATTCGGCTACTCAAAGAAGTTCTGTTGTTTCTCAAGCAAAAATACTGGGATATACACCAAAATCAGCAATTACACCTACTGCAACCGTTAATATTATATTCAAAAATGTTGCACCAGGGTCTTTTACATTACCAGCATATCAAAATTTTGCATCAGCATCAATTAAAGGAGTAAACTATACTTTTGTTAATCCCGATGCTTGTACGGTACCTGTAATTTCAAATACTGCAACATTTAATAATATAGCAATTAAACAGGGTGTTCCGGCAACATACAACTTTACTGTTGCTTCATCGACAAATCCAACATATACTTTTGAAATACCAGATGCTTCAATTGATACCACAACATTACAGGTTATTGTACAAGCTTCTTTAACCAATTCTTCATATAATGTTTTTAATCCAGCAATTAATGAGTTAACATTAACTTCAACCTCACAAGTTTATTTCTTGGAAGAAGCTTTGAATGGAAATTACAAAATATATTTTGGTGATGGTATACTAGGACAACAACTATCAGATGGAAACATTGTAATTGTTAGTTATCTTTCCACCGAGGGAACCTCTGGTGCCGGAGCAAATTCTTTTGTTCTGATGAATACGGTTTCGGGTCATGCTCCGTCAGCAGTCATTTCAGTAACACCAGCAACAACAGGTGGTAATAAAGAATCCATTGATTCTATTAAATTTCAAGCTCCTAAAAACTACGCATCACAAGGCCGTGCAGTAACTAAGAGTGATTACATCACAGCAATTCAACAGAATTCGTTGGGAATTTCATTTGATGCGGTTAATGTATGGGGTGGGGAAGAAAATAATCCTCCTGTTTATGGCCAAGCGTTTATTTGTTTAAAACCAACTGGTGCCTACAGTTTAACGCAATCACAAAAACAAAGAATAATTTCTGAAGTTATTCAACCAATTTCAGTATTAACTGTTAATCCTAATATTGTAGATCCGGATTATACTTATATTAATTTGAATATTAATGCAGTTTTTGATCCTAGTAAAACTACACAAACATCCTCACAAATTCAGTCTGGTATTGTTACGGCAGTTCAAAGCTTTGGTATAAACACACTCAATGGTTTTAATTCGAGTTTCTCACCATATAAATTATTGACTGCTGTAACCAATTATGACCAATCTATTGTATCAACTCAATATAATGTTCAATTATCAAAAAGGTTCTATCCTAATCTAGTAACATCAAGTACCTACAACTTATATTATAATACTCCTTTACAAAGAGGTTCTATATTAAGTGGTATTTCAAATTCTCCTAGTATGAGCTTTTTAAATCCAGCTAATTTAGCTAATACAATTTCCGGAGTGTATATTGATGAAATTGCTCAATCTACTTTTGGTATTGATACGATTTCAATTATTAATCCGGGGTTTGGTTATCAATATCCACCAATAATTAAAATTTCAGGTGACGGTTCTGGTGCAGTTGCAACGGCTATTGTTAGTGGTGGATCATTATCGGGCATCAAAGTTATTAGTTCGGGTAATAATTACACCAGCGCAGTTATATCAATCGCACCTCAACCAGGTGATACGACTGGTCAAAACGGCGCAGCTACTGTAAAATTACAGGGTCAATATGGCACACTAAGAACCTATTATTATAATTCCGAACAGGCGAAAACAGTATTAAATCCAAATATTGGTACAGTTGACTACCTTAATGGAATTATTACATTGGCCAACTTTAATCCAGTTGGTCTCGATAATCCACTAGGGCAATTATCTATTATAGCAACACCAGCCCCAACTTCTATCATTTCATCAACGTTTGACGGAATCATTACAATTGATCCTTTTGATCCTGCTTCCGTTGTTGCTACTGTTATTGCTAAAATAAATTCATGATTCTAAGTAATCAAAAAACTTCGCTTTTAGTACCATCACAACTTCCTGCGTTTGTTCGAGAAGATCCTAATTACGCCAATTTTGTCTTGTTTTTACAAGCATATTATGAATGGATGGAACAACAAGATGGTGTAATGGATTTATCAAAAAATCTATTAAGTTATAAAGATATTGATGAATTGCAAGCAGCTCAAGGTTCTAGTTCAGTTGTTAATCAATTTATAGATTATTTTTATAATGATTTTATGCCTTACTTTCCAGCAGATATTCTGGCCGATAAATCTAAAGTCATAAAAATAGCAAAACAACTATATCAAACAAAAGGTACACCCGCATCATTTAAATTCTTATTTCGTATTTTATATAATACTGATGTAGATTTCTTTTTTACGGAATCTGCTGTACTAAAAGCTTCAGCTGGTACTTGGTATGTTGCTAAAAGTTTGAATTTAAATACAAATGATCCTAATTTCTTATTAATTGCTAATTATCGAATTGTTGGTGAATCCACAAAATCAATCGCTACCATAGAAGCAACTACTTTTGATGGTGCAAAAACGGAAGTGTTTATTTCCAATATTGAAAGACTGTTTGAATCTGGTGAATATGTTCGTGTGGTAGATTCAAACAATCAAGATGTTCTTTTTAATGGAAATCCGTTACGAGCAAAAGTTATTGGTCAGATTAGCCAAGTTAAAATTGATCCAAGTAACCGAGGAAATTATTACCAACCGGGTGATCCTTTAGTATTCATTGGAGGATTAAATTCCAATACAGGTCATGGTGCCTCTGCGGTTGTAGGAACAACAACTACAGGTTCGGTTCAGCGTATTACTGTTGATAATGGTGGTTATGGATATACTAATTATCCCAATACAATAATTTCTTTTTCTGATATTACTCCAGGTGGAGCTTCACCTATTGCAGTAGTAGGAACATTATCTCCTAGTGGAGTTGCCGTTGCTACTCTTATCCCTACTGATACAATTGGTATAAAAAAGAACATTCCATTAGGAAATTCAAATTATTATTTCTCTACTAATCTTTCAGCAAATGCAAATACCTCTTTTGCAAATGCTTTTACTTTTACTTCATTAACCACATATCCAATTTCATCAATATTGTTACAAAATGGTGGCGGTGGTTTAAGTGTACCTCCTGGAATTACTGCATTATCACAATTTCCTGTTGATGATCTATCAACTTCAAACTTAAACACTTTAGGAATGTTGGCACCGATACAAATCGTTAATGCTGGAACAGGATACGCTCTAGGTGATAAAATTGTTTTTGCTGGAGGATCAGGATATGGCGCATACGCTAATGTAACTTCAGTTAATTTTGCTGGTGCAATTTCCACAGTAGGATATGTTTATCCTAACAATGGCCAATTACCTCATCCGTATCCTTTAGGTGGTTTAGGTTACAACTTAAACTCTTTGCCTGTAGTTACAATAAATTCTGTATCAGGATCAAATGCTTCAATTTACGTGCCGGGTGTTTTAGGTGATGGAGCTAAATTTACATCAATTACCAATCGTATTGGTACTATTAGTACTATTTCTGTTAGTGATTTCGGAACAGATTATATATCAAACCCTACTATTTCATTGAAGATTCAAGATATTGCTGTGAGTAATGTATCTGTATCTAATTTACCTAGTCGTGGTGATATTGTTTATCAAGGAACAAGTTTATCTAATACAAGTTATATTGCTACAGTAGATTCAATTACAGTTCTTCAAGGTTTTTCTGATCCTACACAAAGTATTTACAATATTAGAGTTTACAATTACAATAATTTGCCACAATATGCAAAACAACTTCATGTAGTTTCATCTGCATCAGTTTCAAAGAATATTAATTTAAATTTAACCAATTTATATACTTCAATTAACCCTAATGCAAGATATGATTCAACTGGTGTAATTACCTATGGTGATGGTAGTGCTAGGGCAAATACAACCTTCTTGAATGGTTTGGCTATTAGTTCTGGTCAATACTTGGATTCATCAGGTCAACTCAGTTCATATGATGTATTACAAAGTACAATATATAACAAATACACATATGAACTTACATTAGAAAGAGAAATTTCCAAATATAGAAACACATTATTAGATTTGTTACATCCTACGGGCATGCAAGTAATTGGTCGATATGCTATGAAAGCCAATGCGTCTACAAACTTTAATGTTTTTGGTGATTTAAAACAAGCTCATACATTACCACATTATACCGGAACAAATTATTCTTCAGGTACAATGATATCCGATTTTGTGAATACCAGTACCAATATTGTTACCTTTAATGGTCTTGCTTCTGCTAATTTACAAGCGATAATGTTAGTAGGAGATACTTTACAAATGACCTCAACGGCAACAGGCCAAAAGGTTTATTCTGAAATACTCTCATCGCATATTGGTAACACTCCTGGTGCAAATACGGTTACTTTAAGAGATAACGTTTGGTTATCTTTTGCGAATGTGGCCTATGTTACGGCTAATGCAGGAGATTCATATATAAATATAACGAGTCTAACCGGTTCATATAATATTGTAAATAATGGTAACTATAAAAATCCTAACATTCCGTTACAGGATATTTTATATGCCACAGATACAATTTTAATTGCAAATAATTCAGTACAAACGGTAGCTGGGGTTGATTATAATAATAATATTGTTTATTTGTCTGGCGCATTATCAAATTCAGTAAATTCATTAATGTCGGTAAGTAGAACGTTTTTTGCTGATGATGGTAAAGTAGTAATATTTGGTGCCACAGGTGAAGTAAACATACCGGTATTAACTGATGAAAACGGAAACACACTTACAACAGAAGATGAAACACAAATCATTTTAGATTAGGTTAATAAATGTCCACAATAAAAATATCACAACTACCTTTAGCAGCTACAATTAATGCAAATACTTCAAATACTGTATTTGCAGGGGTAGATATACCAAGTCAAACAACTTTCCGAATGAGCGCTCACGCAATTGCTCAAGGTCTTTACTCGAATGAAATTCTTAATGTTGGTGCAATTCAACAAAATCTACCCAATACAATTGCTCAATTTTCAGCAGCTGCTGATGGATATGTTCAAACTAATTTAGTAAACATTAATGATGGTGGTACTGCGGATATAGTCATAACCGCCAATACTGGTTCTGGTGGTACAGATTCAGCTAATTTCATTGATATGGGTTATGCAAACAAATTTTATCAACCTGGATTAGAATATAATAATATAGGCACTGCAATTAATCCACTTGATGGATACTTATATGTTCAGGGTACTCCGGGAGCAAATGGTGGAAATTTAACCATTGGCACAACAACAACAGGCACACAATTAAGATTTATGGTTGGTGGTGGCCAAGCGCAAAACGTTGTTGTAAAAATGACTTACTCTGGTTTGTCAATGAACACAGGTACAAGTATTACCTTCGGTGACGGAACAACACAAAGAACCGCTGCGGCTTCCAATTCTTATTCACAAGCTGCTTTTGCATTAGCAAATACTGGAAATTCTAGTATAACAACACTAAATTCACAAGTAGGTGTATTACAATCAAATGTATCAACAATTCAAACTCAAGCATTAATATTTAATGCTCAAATTACTTCATCACAAGCAAATACAGTAGTTACTCAAGGTGTAGATGCTACACAAAATACCTGGATTAGTTCCAATTCAGCCTTTTCACAAGCAGCTTTTGCTCAAGCCAATTCAGCTAGTGCAAATACTATTTTATTATCAGGTATTAATACAACTCAAAATACCTGGATTAGTTCCAATTCAGCCTTTACACAAGCATCTTTCCTAAAAGCAAATAATGCTTTGGCAAATACCAATGGAGTTATTACTGCTGGAGATATAACTATTTCCGGTAACATACAAGTACTTGGTGTTGGTGCTGCTGGATTATTTACAATTAACGCTGTACCCTATGTTGCTAACACACCAGCATTTAAAATTACAGGATCAGCAAATACAGGTTATTCACAATCACCTTTGAACCAAGGATATATGATGCAAATCACAGGATTTGCAAATACATCTTCACGTATTGTTAATGATGCTTTTGGTGCAAATTCATATCCAGTGTATGTAGGTCGTTCGGCTAGAGGTTCTGCTGTTTCTCCATTAGCAACTGCAAACGGTGATATATTATTAAGATTGTCTGGCAACGGTTGGTCAAATAATTTTAGTCAATTTGGCCAATCAAGAATCGATTTTGTTGCTGCCGAGAATTTTACAGATACCACCAAAGGTACCCAGCTGCAATTCTGGAATACTAGAATTGGCTCAAATACATTATCTCAAATTGCAGTATTTAACGGAGAAACCGCCACCTTTGTGGGTAATGTTAATCCAGCTAAAGGGTTCATTTACACTCCGTTGGTTTATCCTGCTGCTCAAACAGCAATTACTATTGATTTTGCAAACAATTCAGTTTTAAGAGCACAAACATCGACAGGATTAGTTGTATCGATGACTAATTATACTATTGGTAAAGTAGTTGAATTATGGATCACAAATACGGCAGGCACTAATCAAACCTATACATCTGGCGTTTCTGCTATTAATTCTACAATAAATGCTACTACTTATAGTATACCAGGTACATCAACTATTTGTGCGAGGTATTTCTGTGTTGACGGTACGTTAGCTAATACTTTAGTTTCTGTCATCCACGCTTAATAAATAGACCATGGCAAATAAAGACCTTCTAACATACGCATCAAGAGTTGCTCAAGTAGAGCAAACTTATTATTCACCCGCAGCGGTATTGCCTGTTTCAGGTACTACAATCGCTAGCATATACGTTTTCTTAGCTAAAGTTGATGCGTGGGACAATGAATTGACTCCCCCAACACCAACACAAGATCAAGCATATATTAAATCCGTTTTTAATAATATTTTTGTTGCTAAGCATGTTACATCAAATGATATTTCTCCAGTAATTCAAAGAATTGATTGGAAATCAAGTCAAATATATGATTATTATGATGATGATATTGATATGTTTGCACTCGATCAAAATGGTTTTATAGTATTACAATTTTATGTTCGAAATAGATATGACCAAGTATTCAAGTGTTTATGGAATGCTAATCGTGCTAGTACAGTAAACGAACCTTTCTTTCAACCAGGAAGTTACGGAACAGATAACATTTATATTGGGGCCGATGGATATAAGTGGAAATACATGTATACCATTGACGCCGGAACAAAAAAGAATTTTATGGATGTTGATTGGATGCCTATACCAGTTGGATATAACACTCCTAATCCAATGCAAACTACTGCTGGATCAGGTGATATTGAGGTAATCAATGTAGTTAGTGGTGGAACAGGATATGATCCAGCTAACGCATCAGTTTCTATTGTAGTTACAGGTAATGGCACAGGCGCTGCTGCTAGAGCAGTAGTTTCTAATGGTGCAATTACTGAGGTTGTTGTAACTAATCCAGGAAGTAATTATATTAATTATGGAGTTACTGCTGTTAGTTCCTTAGGTTCTGGTGTTGTATTAAAAACGGCTTCTTCGCCTATTGGTGGCCATGGTTTCGATCCTATTTCGGAATTAGGTTGTTCGCATGTAATGGTTACTTGTGAATTTAGTGGTTCTGAAGGTGGTGTAATTCCCACCGATATTGATTATCGTCAAATTGGTATATTAATTAATCCAATGGCACAAAGTACATATCCTGGTTTTGCTAATGGATCAATATATAAAGTATCTACTGATTTAATTGTGGCTTCAGGTTTTGGTTCTTTTGTTTCCGATGAATTGGTATATCAAGGATCATCATTAGAAACTGCAACATATGTTGGAACAGTTTTAAGTTTTGATCCAGCAACCAATGTGGTTCACATCATAAATATAACAGGTACTCCAATATTGAACGCAACTGTTTATGGAAATAGTTCGGCAACAGCAAGAACATTATTAACGGTTAATCAGCCAGATTTTATTAGTTTTTCTGGTTATATGTCGGTCATCGAAAATAGAACTGGTATCACAAGAAGTTTTGATGGTATAGAACAATACAAATTTGTATTAGGATTTTAAAGGAAAAAAATGTCCCTGAATTTCAATGTTTCCCCTTATTACGATGATTTTGATCCGGCTAAAAACTACCATCGGATTTTATTTAAACCAGGTGCTGCGGTTCAAGCTCGTGAATTAACTCAATCTCAATCCATATTACAAAATCAAATTACTAATTTTGCAGATAATATTTTTGCACCTAATTCACCGGTTACTGGCGGCCAAGTAACAACCAATTTGGGTTGCTATTACATTCAATTACAACCAACATACAATAATGCTCTTGTTGATATTTCACAATTTAATGGTTTACTGATTCAAGATTCTACTGGTACAGTTTTAGCTAAAGTGCTTGTAGCAATACCAGGAACAGGAACCGCAGGTGTAGGTGATCCGCCTACGCTTATTGTATCTTATATTTCAGGTAACCAATTTACCAATGGTGCTGTAATTTATGCCACATTATCAAATTTAGCGGCACAAGCTCAATTGACCGGAGCAACAGGAACTTCTTCCGTTGCATCGATTGCTCAAGGTGTTTTTTATATTGCAGGAAGTTATGTTAGTTCTTCTGGTGAAACTATTTCAACAGGAACCTTTGTTCAAGTTAATCCACAAACTATTGTATTAAGCAAGTATGATGCTGCTCCTAATTTACGAGTTGGTTTAAACATTACCGAAACAATTCATGATTCCATTGATGATGCTTCATTATTAGATCCTGCTGTTGGTGCGTCAAACTATCAAGCACCAGGCGCAGATAGATATCAAATTACCCTAACATTAGAAACCCGTGGATTATCATTTGGTGATGATGATGGATTTATTGAGTTGATTCGTATTACAAATGGCCAAATTGCTAAATTAGTTGACGGTTCTGTTTATTCGGTAATTGATGACTATTTTGCTAAGCGTGATTATGAAACAAACGGAGATTATGTTGTTAATAATTTCAAATTAACACCTAAAACAAATACAGCCGATTCTTCCAACAATACTTACACAATGAGTATTGGTAAAGGTATAGCATATGTTCACGGAAAGCGTATCGAAAGTACAACTAACGTTGATTTAGTTACTGATCGTGCTAGAACAACGGCTTCACAAAATAATGCACCTGTTTATTTGGCATATGGTAATTATTTGTATACTGATACAGTTCGTGGTGCCAATAGTTCGTTCTTTGACACAACAACACAACAAGGTGTTGATTTACATTGTGTACCTTTGGCTAGTGTAAATGTATCATCTTCTTTGGCATATTCTTCTACCTTGGTGGCCACAGGTAATGTTCGTAGTCTTTTATATGACCATGATACATCTAATGGGTTAATCGCCAATACATATGTTTATAAATTCTTTGTAAGTAATTTACAGAATTCAACATTAAGTAATACTGCAATTTCTGCAACAGCAAACTCAATTACGTTTCCAAGTTATTTTTCTTCATCAAATAATGCTTATAATAATATTAGCATTACTATTAATTCTGGTACTGATGCAGGCGATTTTAGAACAATCACATCATATAATGGTGTGAATAAGACTGCAACAGTTAATCAAAATTGGACAGTAATACCAGATACTACTTCGGTGTTCTCACTCAATTTTACAATTGCACAAGCTAATACAATAGTTGCTGCAACAAAATCTTCTTATCCAGCAACTATTGTTGGTTCAGCCAATATTAATTCAGCTAGTGGCAAAGATTCTTTTGGAAATACACTTTTACAAAATCCAGGTGCGCCAGAATTAATCTTTTCTTTAGGTGCTCCGTATATCGCTTCATTGACCAGCACAAACTATACAACCCAACAGTTGTGGAGAAACGTAGCATTTACTGCTTCGGGTTCTGGTTTTAGTACACAATTAAGTTATACTGGTGGCCAATATGGAAAATTAATTCACTTTGGTGCACCATCTTCGACACTTAGTTCCTCTTTAGTAAAACAAAATTATTCGATCATTGTTACAAATAAAGGTTCAAATTCAAATATTAATGTTGGTGATGTATTGCCTTGGACAACAGCTACACGAACAGTTAGTTTAAATTCTGATGCTTCAGTTTCCACACTAGCCGTTAACAATTCCGACATTGCTTATTCTTTTAATGCAACTATTGTTGAAAATGTTTTTATTGAAAATGCTGACGACACAAACTATACACTTAAAAGTAAAAACTTTATTTCTGCAAACACCAGTGCGGTTAATGTTGGATTTGGAAGTCCACTTACACAAGTTACTGGTAGTACAACCACATATGTGGATATTACTGCATTAACTTCATCTGGTCAAGTATACATTCAAAATGCTGGATTGGTTAATCCAGGTCAAAAACAATCTTTATATCTAGCTGACGTAATAAGTATTAAACAGATTATAGATACAGGAGCTCCTGGCACATTACCTACTGTTGGTATGTTGGGTGCAGGATCTTCATATGATGTAACTTCAAATTTCAGTTTTGATAATGGCCAACGTGATGGTTTTTATGATCACGCATCTATTACATTAAATGCAGGTGCACCTAAACCTTCAGGTAATCTTTTGGTTGTAGTAAACTATTATCAACATAGTGGTGGTGATGGTTATTTCAATATTAGGTCATACCTAAATTCTGCATTGCCTACAACTTATCAAAATATTCCAAAATATACTAGTGCAACTGGCACATTATATTCACTCAGAGATTCTATTGATTTTAGGCCTGCTCGAATAAATGGTCAAGCCACATTCGCATTTCGGTATTCTAGTGGTAATCCAAATGCTGGTTTGTATATACCTATAGATTCAACTTTATTTGAAGGTAGTTATTCACATTATTTGGGTCGTCAAGATTATCTCGTTTTAAGTAAAGACAGAAGTTTTAAAGTTATAGAAGGAACGCCTTCTGTTAATCCTGTATTGCCGGCAAATCCTGATGGTTCTTTAATTCTTGCTCAATTAACATTAAAACCATACACAGGATATATTACAACTGAAGCTCCAGCAGGTTATGTTTCAGATTTATCTGTTGTTCCGGTTTCACACAAACGTTATACAATGGCTGATATTGGTGCATTGGATACCCGTGTTAGTAATATTGAATCTTATACATCATTGAGTTTATTGGAACAAAATGCACAATCTTTGCAAATAACAGATGCTTATGGATTAAACAGGTTTAAAAATGGTATTATGGTTGATAACTTTTCTAGTTATGCAACTGCTGATACTGCAAATCCTGATTATTCAGTATCAATCAATAAACGTACAAATCAAATGACGGCTTTACAACAAGTCAATAATTATCCATTGAAAGCTTTAGCTTTAGCATACAATATGGGATTATCTTCAGGTGCTCAATCAGGTTCATTGGGTTATAATATTGGCACCGATGGATTAGTAAATTACTTTAGTTTGCCTTTTACAACATCTAATGCAATTGTTCAACAATTTGCTTCACGAACTGTTAATGCTAATCCGTTTTCTTTTGTGACCGAACAAGGTGAGTTATCATTAACACCTAACGTAGATAATTGGGTTGACAACACACAAGCTCCTGGTCTATTGATTACTGATCCTAATTTACAAGTGTTTCAATCCAATCCAGCCGTAGTCAATGTATTATCGGCAGGAGATTGGCAAACAATTTCAGGAACATCATATTCTTCAAGCCTATCAGTTGTTAATCACGGTAATCCTAATGTACAAAGTCCATTTGGTTCTGCTGTTGGTTATACCGCTACTACAACCTATTCTAGTCAAGTACAACAACAAACTAATATCATGGGTAACTATGATAGTCTTGGAAACACATACGCATTGAATAATGGTTATATCACAGACATTTCGGTTTTACCATACATTCAGTCACAAGAAATAATTGTATCTGCACAAAATTTATTGTTTAATACACAATTAGAAGCTTCTTTTGATAATCAAAATATTCAACAATATATTCGTAAAACTAACGTGGTTGAATTGTCTGGTGTTACTGGTATCTTTAATGTAAATGATATTATTGGTTATCGTATCGCCGGTGTGTTTACAGGTACCGCACGAATTATTGGTGTTCAGAATTATCCAGGAACAACCAACACAAGATTGTATGTTGCTTCTGATCCTTACTCAACTTCATATTCGGGTACTAATTCAGTTGGAGAAACTATACAAAATGGTTATTTTGACCAAAATGGAAATTATGTTTCATCTAGTGCTAGTGGTTTATTTGTAAGTCAAAGTCATTTTGGTGCTCGTGTAGTTGGAGGTAATGGTACAACTACTGTTCAACTTTCACCTTTAGCTTCTGCAACCGATAATTACTATACAGGCAATACAATTTATTTCTGTACCGGTGATTCTGCTGCGATTGGAACTTCAGCAATAATTACAGGATATGTGGGTTCAACAAAAACCGCAACAATATCTCCTGCCTTAGATGTTGATACAAATATTGTATATTCTATTGGTAATATGAATACTGATGAATATGGTTCGTTCTACGGCATTTTTAATATTCCTGCTGGCATTTTCCATACAGGCCAAAGAGTATTACAATTAGATAACGGTAGTAATTTTAATCCGGCAAGTTGGACAACATTTGCTCAAGCAACATTTTATGCTGAAGGTTTACAAACAACTTCACAGTCTGTTGACTTTGGTGCTTCTCCTGCTGGCGCAAAAAATACATTCACACAAACAAGTCAACAATCATCAACTAATGTTGTAACAACATATAGTCCTTACGATCCTGTTGCGCAAACATTTATAATATCTTCTGCTAATTATCCAAATGGTTTATTTTTAAATGCCATTAAATTGTTCTTTAAAACAAAACCTACTGGAAATTCTCCAATTACAGTATCAATTGTTGGTACACTTAATGGTTATCCAAATGGGCAAACATTAGATCACTCTATTGTTACTATGACTCCAGATATGGTTAAGGTATCAGGAACTCCACAATTTTTAGATTCAACAGCATATACTCAATTTGAATTTAATGCTCCTGTATACATTCAACCTAATACTTTGTATGCGTTTATTGTTAAAACAAATTCAAGTGATTATAATTTGTGGACAGCTTCATCAGGAGATATAGCAGTATCATCTTCAGTTAAAAATAAACCTACTGATGCTACACCATCGGTTGTAACTAAAATTGGTTCAGCTCCTTATGTTGGTGCATTGTTTTTATCACAAAATTCACAAACTTGGACAGCAGACCAAAATCAAGGATTAATGTTTGTTGCTGATTGCTGTGTTTTCAATATTTCTACAACACCTACAATTGCATTTATTGTTCCTGCTAAATTACCAAGGCGTTCTTTAGTAGAACAGTCATTAAATTATTTCAATGGTGCAAATAATGTTCCAAATACAGTAACGACAATATCATCAACATCTGCCTTAGTTGATGCTTTTAATATTACAACGACTGATTTTGTTCCAACAACTGCTGGTATTTCATATCAATATAGTGCAACACTGGCTTCAGGTTCAATGTCTGCCTTTAGTGGTGTTACTCCAGGAAAATATGGAACATCGATGGCTGATAACCTTTATTTGAATGATGGCAATGGCGAGCGTGTTCTTAATGCTAATGCTAACGCTTCATTTATTTTAACTGCCGTATTGTCTAGTGCTGATCCGTATGTAAGTCCAGTTTTGTCAGATGCTGGATTATCAACCTTTGCTATTAACTGGACCATTGGTAATTGCTCATTATCAAATAACCTAATTAACTTGGTTACTCCTGGTGCATTTTATAACATTGCAAATACAGTCGTAACGATTTCTGCTCCTACAGGTAAAAATGGAGTACAAGCATATGCTGCTGCTAATGTGGTAAATGGCAATGTTACTTCGATTTATATTACTTCGGGTGGTCAAGGTTATATTACCACACCAACCATCAATATTTCATCCGGTTCTGGTACTGGTGCAACCGCAAACATTACAGGAGAAACATCATCCTCTGGTGGACCTGCACTCACTAAGTACGTTACTAAGAAAGTTGTATTGGCACCTGGAAACGATTCTGGTGACTTGAATGTGACCATAAGTGCATATCGACCTGTTAATACGGATATTAATGTTTACTACAAGATTTTAAGTCGCAATGATACTCAAACATTTGAGAGTGGTATTTGGCAATTAATGACTAAAACAAGTAGTTCAGACAATCTTTATTCACAATTTAGAACAGACATTAATGATTACACTTTTGCTCCAGGAACTACAGGTGTTGATCAAGGTTTTATATCATACACAAGTTTGAATGGTCAAAAATACAATTCATTTAGTCAATTTGCGATTAAAGTTGTATTAACTACCACAGATAAAACGGCAGTTCCTGTTGTCAATAGTTTACAAGCTATTGCTTTGCCGTCAAACGTTAATACAACTAATTAATTATGTTAGTTCAAATACCTAATACTACATTGGTTCGAGATACCAACTCTATGGCTCTTATTAATAGTGATAAAAATGGGTTGCAAGAGTATTATCGTAAAAGAAATATGATGGCCGCCCAAAAAGAAGAAATAAATACACTTAAAGCAGAAATCAATTGTATTAAAGGTGATGTACAAGAAATTAAACAATTGATGTTGCAACTAATCGGAAAAGAGTAATTAACACATGGCCAATACAGTAAACTTTTTAAGTTATGCCAATACCTTTGGTGATCAAATGGTCACCATTAACAATTTGGCATTAGAAAATAACAATTTGGCACTTAGTAATTATATTAAGCCATCAGGAACTCTTTACCTAAATTCACCTTACTTGGGATTACAGGTTGCCAATAACGCTGTTATTGCTGGTCAATTACAAGTACAAGGTGTTGGTTCTTCTGCTTACATTCAAAATAATCTTCGTGTCGATACTCAAGTATATTTTACAAACACAACATTAGGTTTAGTCAATTCAGGCCAAGCAAATATTGGTGGTCCTTTGTTGGCCATGGGTTCAGGTAATGGTTTACAGGTATCAAATAATGCTACAATTGGTGGAAACGTTATTGTCTATCAAAGTGGTACAATTGTAGGTAATGCTAACATAGGTGGTACACTACTCACTACTGGTGCCGTCACATTACAAAATACATTAAGTGTTTTGCAAGATGCTTCATTTTCGGGTAATATTAATGCAGGTAAATATATTACCGTAACTAATGACGTTAATGCTACCGACTTTGTTGCTTCACAATCATTTATTGGTTCATCATTAAATATTTTTAATAATGCTGCCATCGGTGGACAACTTTCCGTTAGTGGAAACTTTGTTTTAAATGGAACAACAGTATACAATACAAATACATTTACAATTAATGCCAATAGTTCGGTGGGTGCAATTAGTTCATTTAATGTAAATCGTGGGGCTTTACCGCTTGCAACAATTCGTTGGAATGAAGCAAATACTTATTGGGATATTCGTGACGTAAACAATTCAACAAGTTATTCTAAGATTCTTACTGCTAACCTAATTAGTGATTCGATTACTACTGTTAATTCAAATGGTTTGGCATCACAAACTGCGGTAAACACAGTATACACATACTTACAAGCAAATGTAGCTTCATTACAATCACAACTTACATCCAATTCAGGTACATTAACTTCATTTTCTCAGGCTGCCTTTAATAGAGCAAATACTGGTACTGGAACGTTCAATGGAACAACCGGACAAGCAATATCAAATAATGGAGTAATCACTTACGCAAGTAATAATGGTGTGGTCATATCTGGAGTAGCAAACACATTATATATTAGCAATGCACAAGACCTTAGAACAACTGCATCACCAAGTTTCTCAGGATTGACATTAAGTGGATTCCCAACAGCACCAACAGCAGTAAATGGAACAAGTAATACACAAATTGCTACTACAGGTTTTGTATTAAACGAATTAAGTTCAGGTGGAACTTTTGGTATTAATATCTCCGGCAACGCATCCACAACAACACAAACTAATTTCACCAATTTGACTATTAATAGTTCACAAGTTGTTACTGCGGCAAACTATAACACATATACACCAACATTAACGGGTACTGGCGCTTCTGGTAATTGGGGAATTAATATAACTGGAACTGCTGCAGTTGCTAGTTCTGTTGCTTGGACTGGTGTTTCTGGTAGGCCGACTCTTGTATCACAATTTGGTAATGACTCCGGATATTTAACGTCGTCAGGAGCGATTCAAAATGCTACATATGCTGCCACTTATGCAATTGCATATTCTAATCACACTAATGCTAATTATCAATTATTGTGGGGTTCAGGAACTAACGCATACGGAACAGACTACTTATTTGTAAATCCATCGAGCGGTGCGTTGTATTCTTATAACAATATTACTGCTTATTATTCATCTGATAGAAAATTCAAAGAAAATATTCAACCAATCGAAAACGCATTAGATACAGTAGATGCTATTGGTGGTAAATTATTTGACTGGACTGATGAATATATTGCAGATCATGGTGGTCCTGATGATTACTTTATGCAGAAACAAGACTTTGGTGTTATTGCTCAAGATGTACTTGCTTCATTCCCAAGAGCAGTTAGAACGAAAAAAGATGGTACATTGGCAGTTGACTATGAAAAATTAGCTGCTTTAGCTTTTGCTGCCATTAGTGAGTTACGCAAGGAAGTTGAAGAACTCAAGAAAAAGTAATATTTTCGGTATTCTCAAACCTGAGATAGGTGTTGTCATAAATATACCAGAAGAATAATCTAGAGGACTAATATGGCTGCTGCATACACAGACTTGTATATCGAACAAGGAACTACATTTTCAACTTCCATAACTTTGGATGACGTATACGGTCAAAATTTTGATTTGACTAATTTTTACGCATCAAGTCAGCTCAGAAAATCATACTATTCA